AAGCCCACACTAAGCCCATAGCTAGTCCAAAGGCAAAGCTGAACAAGCTGACTAGTGCTAGGGTCAGCAGGTATAACCCCGGATCCTCTATAATAGCTTCTAGTTTATTCAGCATCACGTATCAGCTGAATGGCTCGTTCAAAAGCTTCTAGTGTTGGGCTGGTAAGCCGCATCACAGTGTTGCCAGTGTGTTCGTTGTATACACACAGTTCAATTGGCATGTCATTGGATCGCCCTTGCACCAACAACAGTTGTAAACTATTGTGTGTGAGTATCTTGTGTACAGTATAGCTAGTCATGATGATCGTCCTAATAGATATAGTATAAATGCCCATAAGCATAAAAATACAGCAAACGCACAAAGAAAGTCCACGCTATCCATATGGCGTTAACGCTTATTGACAACAAGCCAATTGACAACACACACAGCGACAATGACATACACAGTGATGATAATGTGTGCATGAGTTGACATGGTAACAAGCATATGAGTATCCCTTATAGTATTAACTGTAGCAAAGGCCCCGCTGTGCTATGTGTGCGTAGTGCATATACAGTACTGCTATGATCCCTAATGGTAGCTAGACTATATAGAACAATGAACGCTTCGCTTTGCCGGACTTATAAGCTATACTATACACAGCATACACGCTGGAGTCAAACAGTTTGAGCATCTGTGGCACAGCGTATATAGCATAGCAATAGGCCCCGCTGTAGTGATCGAGGGTAATGGGCTAGCTTAGAGGACCTGTACTACAGTAGGCCCCGCTGTAGAGGTCTTTAGAGTATCCATTTTAACTATGCCTCCCTGCCTGATCCGAACCATTCTTTACAGTGCCTATACGCTGGGGGCCAGCCTTGATTCTGACTCATTTACCTTGAAAGTGTCACACTTTATTGCACTTTTCCACACTTTTGTCAACCATGACCACCGTTAGTGACGCATCTACGCATGGTGGTCTGATCTAGATCACACTTTTATAAGAATATTCACACTGGATCACACTAAGGCACAGTGGCAGAGTCTGTTCACTGTATATATAGACTAGCATGACTGTAAATACATGATGGATATATCTAAGAACAATATGGTCACACTGGCACATGTCAGAGTTAGTGATCGTGACTACTATATACATATCAGCTACTGTATAGCTAGTCAGCATGTGCATATATTCAAGTATAGTGATACAGCATGTGATTATGGTGTATTTGAGAGTCAAGAGGATGCTATTAAGTTTATTGCACGTCAGCCCTGTGTGCCAGGATCCATTCCAAAGTAAACGGCGTTTAGGGGCCGGAGGCGCTCCGTCCAAATCCGTTTTGTCAACCGGATTTTTGTATAACCCTTTTGTCAACCAGGTCGTTGTTTTTTCGCCACAGCCGCCTAAGTTAGTTGGCGCTTACTAACAGAGAACCTTTCGCCCGCTCTCCACGTCCACCCCCTCTAAGTTCGAACATGTGTATATTATACTGTCTTTTGGCCTTCCTGTCAAACGGCTTTTAGAGAGACCCTGGGCTGAGTGTGGGTATTTTTGGCGGTTGACACTTTGGGTTCCAAATGTTATAATAAGATACTGAGAGATTGGAGCGAACCATGAGACGTAAAACCCGAGTAGACTGCAACTACATCATATACGAAATGACGGATGAGCACGGCGAGAACTACATTGGCCTAACACGCAAGAGCCTGGCCAATGTCAACAAGGTGGTTAAGGAACGGTGGCGCAAGCATATCAGCCGTGCCCGTAACGAAAACAGGGCTTGGGTCCTGTACGAGTACTTGAAGATGGGTGCTATGGATTGGGCTTGGGAACACCGGGTTCTCGCAATCATACGCGGACGCAAGGAAGCCTATGCATACGAACGAGCACTGGTTAAGGAACAAGTGCCCAGCTTGAACGACCAGTACTTGTGAACCATGGATAACCCTGCTGGCTCCAGGGTTATTCTTTTTTGGCTTGACACTTTGGGCTAAGTGCAGTATAATTAACACTTAAACAAAAAGGAAACCAAATGCTTACAAATTGTGTTGCAAAAGCCAAGTTAGTTTTTAACAAAAAACTTAAATCTTACAAACTAGTTGTGGCGTTTAACGCACACAAAACAATTACTACAGCAGGCATAGTAAAGTATGCATTTCCTACACAAGCAAAATGCGCTTATGTTAGCGGCGACTTACTTGCAGAAAACTTAGCACAAGAATTAAGTACTGTATTGCCTAGCGTTTACGCACAACTACGCACAAACAGCGTAGAATTTGTAGAGTAAACTGTAGGGTCTTTATAGCGCATTTGACAGTTTTGGCTAAATGCGCTATAATTAACACTTAGCAACAAAGGAGCGAAATGAAAGTAAAAGTAGTAAACATAGAAGCGGCAGGCTATTACACTAGCGAATATGCTAGCGGTAGTACTGTAAAGGTAACGCTACAACGCGGCAAGGAGATTGCTAGCTGTGACGAAATACTAATTTGGGAAGAGGAGTACGCAGAGGACTGCTTTGAGGAGTGGATGGACTGCGCACTAGCAGGCGAAGTGGGTTATACTTACACAGAAGGAGCGTAAAATGAGAGACGAGATACTTGCAAAGCTAGCAGAAGTAGAAGACATGCTGTTAGAGGCAACGCTGGACGGCGAGCAACTAGCAGAGATGGGGTGCTTTGCTGAGTTAGAGGGTGCTTTGCACAAGCTAACAGAAGCGGTTGACTATTACGTAGATTGAGTGTATAATTAATTTTTAACAAGCATTAGGAGCGAAAACTATGCAAGCAACACAATTTGAAGTTAGCAACAAGCTGACACTGGCAAGTACAGAGACTAACACAGACAGTATTAGTACAACATACGACTGCAACGTAGAGGTGCAACTTGCAGGTGACAGTATATGGGACTGCGAGATTGAGGCAGTTACAGTTACAAGCATACACATACACGAGACATGGTGGGACGAATTGGACGGCGACAGTAGCATACACATTGCAGTGTGCTACACGGTTAACGGCGATGCGGAGTACGAGGACAGCTGGAGACTGTACACAGACAGCGGTTTTGTAGATGCGATTAGCACACTGCTAGGTACAGACGTTATGTTTACAGAGCAGGGTATGCAAGACGACGGCTATGCGAGCATGGAACTGTAATGTTAAACAACATACTAAAATGGGCAGGGTGCGCTACAGTGCTAGCAGGGGCCCTGTTTACTAGCCTGCGCATAGACCCCCTTAACATATACTTTCTAAATGCGGGGGCCCTACTGTACTTGATTTGGGCTGTGCGCATTAAGGAAACTAATTTAATTATTGTTAACGGAGTACTGCTCGCTCTATATGTACTAGGCCTTTTTTATTAATAAATAAGACTATACTAAGGAGGGTGCTATCATGTATGTAACAGTAGACCAAATAGAAGTCGGCTCCATCGTAAAAGTACGCGAAGGGTTTGGCAGTAGTCCCGCTATTATTGTTATCGTTGAAGAGATCAACAATGACTTTAAAAACGGCAAGCCAGCTATCCGCTATACCGATACGCAGAAACGACCCGTCTGGCAGTTGGTAGAACATGTAACAGAAGTTCTTGCAAAAGTCGGAGCATAATAAGAAACCCTACACTACGTAGGGTTTTTTTACGGCCTAAAAAAAGACCTGGTTGACATCAGGGTCTTTGCACAAAGCTGTTGACGTTTTGGACCCTTTGCGCTATAATTAACACTTAGCAACAAAGGAAACACCATGCAGAAATACACAGTTTATTTGCGTTACGACAACATAGAAGATTTGTGCGTAGTAACAGCAACTAGCGCAGAAGACGCTATTGCACGAGCACAAGCATTTTACAATGCACACGCAGATTTTGCGGACACTACTGTAATAGTTTATAAAGCAGTAGCATAACCCTACAGCCCTTAGGGGCTTTTTTTAACGCGGTTGACGCTTTGCCCAAACAGTGCTATAATACACACATACAAACAAACATTAGGAGCGAAACTATGTTAGACATCAGCAAAGTGGCCAAAGTATATTCGGGCAAGATCGGTTGTATGTGCGGATGCCTCGGCAAATACAGCTACAACGAAAACGTGGCCCACGAAGACTGGCAGGGTTCTGTTAGTGTGCGCAGTGTTAAGATTATGACTAAGAAGGTCCTAAGCGATCCACGTGCTAATTTTAACGAAAGTGCAGAATACGTGTTCGTAGAAGATCGTGCAAAAGGCACAATCAAAGTTGTCTATTTTAAAGAAGCGGTTGACGCCTAACCCAAAAGGCGTTATAATACATACATCAACAACGCAATAGGAGCGAAACTATGCTAGTCAAAGAACTTATCGAATCCCTCAAGTATATGGATCAGGACGCAGAGGTCCACTTCAGCTACTGCTACGGCGACCACTGGCGCACAGAAGTAGCCCCTAAGATTGATAGGGTTGACGAGGGTGTAGTGGAGTACAGTGAGTACCACCGCATGGACAAGATGGTAGGGGAGTACGAGGACCAGTTTGATAAAGAGACTGGCGACTTGCGTACAGACGTTAGAAAGGTAGTGGTGCTGGCATGATCACACCTGACACACTTAAGACCCTTATCAGCTTCTCAGCACCAGCCCTAACCCGGGCGGCCAAGGATGCGGGCTACAAGGGCCCTGCGTTCAGCTCATGCAAGTTCCTGGGCATCACCAACGGTGGGCAGTTCTGCTACATGGCAGTCTTCCTGTGCAAGGGCGGTTCTGACAGCACTAAGGTATTCCTTACCCATACAGGCAGTAGGGTTATTGCTGACGTCCAGTTGACAGAGTGGGCTTAAGACGTTATAATACACACATCGCAACACACTAAGGAAACAAAATGACTTCTATTTTTATTGTTCGTGCTGAATACCGTGGCGCTCCTGAGAGCATGATCTACGGAGTGTATCCCACTGCCAAGCTGGCCCTGGCTCGTATCGCAGTCTTGGAGGGCGAGGACTTTGGGTATGAGATTACCTGGTACGACGAAGTCAAGGTTGGTCCCGAGGGTGCCGACTGCGAGTTTGCCAATCGCTAATTGGTTGACAGGGACTGGGTTCCCTGTTATAATTAACACATACACAAACACACTAGGAGCGAACTATGAAGACTTGCATGGTACATGATGTAGAAGTTAAGGTAGGCGACAACGTGGCCTTCAAGAGCGACATCGAGCAATGGGCCAAGATCATAGAGATCAAGAAGACTTATGCTGGCGTGGCTCTTGTGCTGGAGAACAAGCATGGCTTCTCAGGTGACTACATTGGTGGTGAAACAATAACCACACGCTTGGCCACGGAATGCTGGGCTGATTGACTGGGTGCCCAAAAGGCGCTATAATATACACATACACAAACACACTAGGAGCTAAAATGGGAACACGTTCAACAATCGCACTTGAATACGCAGACGGTACAGTAGAGCAGGTATACTGCCACTGGGACGGTTACTTGAGCAACAACGGCAAGATCCTTGCTGAACATTACAGTGACCCGTTCAAACTGCGCAGGCTGATTGACTTGGGTGACTTGTCTAGCCTGCGCCCTACCATTGGCGTCCAACATCCGTTTAGCTCATTCCAATTGGAAACCAAAGAGGAACGCGATGCACACGAAGCACTGGTAGAGAATATGTGTACATTCTACGGACGTGATCGCAACGAGAAGTGCCCTGCTAAGAAGTTCAAAGACTATGCAGACTATGTTGCCAATCACCAGTACGAAGAATTTGAGTACATCCTGCGCAACGTCAACGGCAAGGCTGTTTGGTTTGTAGCAGACCACAGCGACAACTATGTGACGCTTGAAGAAGCGTTCCTCACAGAAGGGGAGTACGCATAATGACTGGATTCCAAAGCAAAAAGGCGAGTGCGAAAGACAAGCTATTCGATAGAGAAACAGCCGTTGACTACTTGACCCAAAGCGACTTTGACTATATAATGTCTACAGACGACGGGGGTCTAGAACTGCTTTGGACATACCTGGAAGATGGATTTAAGGGCTACGGTAACTTCTCAGACGAGGAGTTGGTAGCAGAAGTTGAACAACGCAAAGAGATGGAGAACGCATAATGGGTGCAGTCAAAGATATGTATTACGATGTAGAGACCCTATTCATTGAGGGCTACGGTGCAAAGGCTATTGCCGCAGAGCTGTTGATCCCAATTGAGTATGTCTACGATGTACTGGATGACTTTGGGGTGGCCCGTGAAGATGTTGCGGAAACGCCACAGGACACCGAGTCGCCCGACTACTACGGAGCCTAACACTAGACCAGGCCCCGCTGTTTAGCGGTTGACGCTTTGGGCTTTTGGTTGTATAATACATTTATACAGACAGGAGCACATGATGAAGATTACAATCAAACTACCCAAGCAGGTCAGGGCACACATTGTCCTGTTCTGCAAGGACACACCCTTCAAGCAGAAGGTTGTGCAGAGCAAGGTAAAATTTAAACGCAACCCCAAACACAAAGGACGCGACAATGGTTGAGATCACATTAGAGGGCCTCAATGCCCGCCAAAAGGTTCTAGCAGACATTCTGTGGAGCATTGAAGAGTGGAGTGATGCAGAACGATTCATTGCTACCTTGCCCAAGCGGGAAAAGGCCGAGTGCGAGAGCATTGTAGAGATGATGAAGATGGAACTGGTTGAGACTTATCGTAAGGGCATGGCCGAAGATGGTATGCTTCCTGATAACCTTGAAGCAAAAAGGGTTATTGACAAGTTCCGATTGACGAAGTAGGCGAAAGAGACTATAATAGAAACAAGTAAAAGATAAAGGCGATCCTCGAATGTAAGAACCCACGCAGAAATGCAAAAAGGGTTGGAACCAAGGGATACGAAGCGAGTTTGTAGACTCGGCCTCCCAAATTGAGGTTAACTAGACCACTAGGCGACTGGGATGATGACAATACCGACGGGGGTTGGTCAAGTCCAGGAGCATGAAACAGGATCAATGGCTTAGGCCATGTGGATCCGGACTTGCGGTGGACAATCTAGTAGTAATGACCGTGCAGGCCTATACGAGACGTTCGTATAGGTAGAGACAGATGCACAATGGTTCCTCTTTACAGTTGACAGGTTGGGCAGTTGGCAGTATAATATACACTTACACTAACAAATAAGGAGCGAAACTTATGAACATAGCAACCATAGAACAGTATGTAGATGGTATCAATCGATGGGGTGCCCTGTTTGGCAACAAGCCACTCAGCCTGCTCAACGCCGCTGATCGTCAAAAGATTGCAGATCGTATTGACAGCGACATGAGCCCAGAGAACCTAACATGCGATGGCGAACTGCCCCGTGCAGAAGTAAGCCGCAGAGTTAAGTTCCTTAGCCGTTGTGCAGAAGAACTGCTCAGCATTGATCCTTCAGTAACCTTTTACGAAATGGGAGTCTAAGATGAAAGTCATCTTCAATAGCCTGTTAGCAGGTTGGTTCATTGTGCGTGGTAGCCATCAAACGCCCATCTCGGGTCGCTTTGACAGCAAAGAGGCCGCTTTGGCACACCTTCGTAAACGCAATCCTTTACACACTGGAGTCTAATATGCCTAATTGGTGCAACAACACGCTGGAACTCCAGCACGAAGACCCTGCAATGATTACCCGGGCCAAGAAGGCCTTTGCTGAAGGCCGGTTCCTGGCAGAGTTCTGTCCAGTGCCACAGGCTCTGCAGATTGTAGCAGGCCGCGTAGGTAGTGATGAAGAGCCCGAGCAGATCAAACTGCAAGAGCAGACCATGCACAATCTCAGCACCTATGGTTATGCCACATGGTATGACTACTGCGTTAATGAGTGGGGCACCAAGTGGGATGTAGGTGGTGATGACTATAACGAACCACAGCAAGACAGCCCTAACAAGATTACAATGAGTTTTGATTCAGCCTGGGCACCCCCCACAGCGGCCATGGACAAGTTCATGGACTTGGGCTTCTCAGTTCGACTGTATTACTATGAGCCGGGCATGTGCTTTGCTGGTATCTATGATGAGAACGGTGATGACTTCTATGAGCTGGGCGGCATGTCTAGCACACAGGTAGCCGAAGACGTTCCGTCAGAATTGGACGAGATGTTTGGCATCAGCGAGTGCATGGCTGAATACGAAGAGGAAAATATCGACATCGATCTTGATGGCGGGTTGAGTGCAACTAACGAACAGGAACAAGAAAATGACACCAAGTAAAGAAGCAATGGACCAACTAGAAGCCATTATGGCAAAATGGGCAAGGGATCGTGAGTAGACTAGAATATCTTGCCCGTCCACTGGTAGCCTTTGATCCTGCTAACAAAGCTCATAGGCGCTGGTACTTTGAGTTCGTAGAATACGGTGGATGGGGCACTTGCCCTGTCCGATTCATCTGTCCAGATGATCATGGGTCCGATTTAACCATTATGATTAAGAACATGATGGTTGCACATTATATCCAAAAAGAGTTCCAAATGGTTGCCCAAAAGGCAAACAAAATGGTTGACAAGAAGGCGAAACGGCACTATAATAATAACAGTTAGAGAAGTTCTTTAACTAATTTTAATCACACACAGAAGAGGTATTACAAATGGCTACAGATAAAACATTTAACATCGTTGGTGTATCAAAGCTCGGCGGCGAGTACAAGGTTCGCTTCGCAACTGATATCATGCGTATCAAGGTACTTGCGAAACACGGACACGAAGACATCCGCTTGTGCGAGTTGGATACTCCTGTTTCAAAGTATGAAGCAGTGAAACAAATTGCCACCATGGCAGACTTTAGTGATGCGGCTGCTCAATCAGCAATTGCAGAGTACCTTGAGGAAAAGGCTCCTAAGGTTAAGGCTGCTCCTAAGGCCAAGGCACCAGTTGCCAAAGCACCAACCAAAGCTGTCAAAGCCCCTGGCGTGACAAAGACTGCTAAGGTTGTTGAGAACGAAGACGCTCCGTTCTAATTAATGCGGTACGGGTGCTCTCTAAGTGACGATTACGGAGACAACAAGGTTGTCATACGAGACTTCGAGAGTCACCCGAAAGGCCGCGTCTTATGCGTTATCGCTCGCGATAACCAGCACGAAGCAGAGCAGATAGCAATCAAGCTCTGTGACCTCCTAAACTACGAAAGCACGAAAGATGAACTGGGAACTCTATGAGGTTTGGTCCATTGATGCAGATGGCCATGAAGATCTCGTTGATACTACAAAGAGTCTAAAAGAAGCCCGTCAAATCGCTGACGCTAACATTGATGAGTACCATACTGAGTACGTCATCTACAAGGAAGACGAAGAAGGCGAGTTGATAGAGTTAGAACGTATTAAATTATCATAGGCCCTTAGCTCATGCTTGGTTAGAGCAGTGGACTCATAATCCATTGGTGCCCAGTTCGACTCTGGGAGGGCCTACCATCTGGCGTTCGTATAATGGATAATACAGGGGATTTCTACTCCCTAAATAGCGGTTCGATTCCGTTACGCCGGACCATCTTTGGTTGACAGAAACCCCACCCGATCGTATACTAGCATAGTCGAACAGAGGGGGGTGGACGGGGTCGGTGCCTGTTGTATTAATACAACACTCTCGTGGTTGACACTTTGGGCTGGCTTTGCTATAATACTAGCATACAGACACACAAAGGAGCATAAGATGAATGAATTCAAAAGCTGGGAAGAGATGAGTACCGTAGAGCAATATGCTTGCCAGTTCTGGGATATGTACAAGGATGCCTATGGCGTTCGCCCACGCGGTATCGACACTACAGAGTGGACTGAAGCCCAGTTCGAAGCTGAGTTCGTTAGCCTGGCCAAGACCATCGATGAGAACTATACAGAGCAATTGGCCCGTGAAGAAGTAGCCAAGCATGACTTCGAAATGCGTATGCTGGGTCTCCTACAGACGGGTGCTAAGGACCGTGAGATGGCCCTGCGTTGGGTCCATGAGGCAGAGGGTAGCAATGGTGACGACGAGTACCTTTGCTTCTTGTTAGGCCTCCCATATCGTTATTTCATTAAGGAGACTGTATGAGCAAGAAGAAGCCCCTTAAGGTACTAGACGCTGTCTGGACCAAGTTCGGTACACTGGCTGTGGTTGCTGAAGTAAACGACCATGGCGATGTTAGCCTAGTTATTCCAGAGGGTTCTATGCAGAAGGTTGCATGGTACAACCCCAAGGAGTTAGAACTGATTGGCCCATTAAGCAAATTGATTGTCAAGGAGACTGTATGATCACATTAGAAACCAAACAGAACTACAATACAGAGCACGGTGGTGCATTCGATCGTGGATCAGCAGACTCTTACTACCATCGCCCACGTGATCCCCATATGTACCCAGAAGGTACTTACAACGGCGATCGCGTTGATCAGAGCCAAATGACGCCTACAGAGATCCAGGCCTACTTGGCGGGTTATCAGTACAATGAGCAGTTTGGGGACAAGAAAAGCTGGGATTGATCGGTTGACAGGTGGGCCCAATCCTGCTATAATACTTACATACAAACAAACACTGGAGCGAAAACAATGTTTAAATTACTCAGCACTGCCAATCCTAAGATCCAAAAGGGTACTAAGATGGGCTATCTCAGCTTTATCCTGCACCTTGCACCCAGCGACTTGTCAGGCAAGAACACTTGCCCAAAGGCCACAAAGGGTTGCATTGCCGCATGCCTTAACACCGCAGGACGTGGTGGCATGTTCAAGAAGGGTGAGAACACCAACATGATCCAAAAGGCTCGCATCCGCAAGACACAATACTTCTTTGACAACCGTGAAGGCTTCATGCAGGACTTGGTTAACGACATCACTAAGGCCATCAAGTTCGCAGAACGCAAGGGCTTGACTCCAGTGTTTCGTTTAAACGGCACGTCAGACTTGAGCTGGGAGAAGTACAAGGTAGCCAGCACAGGACAGAACATCTTTGAATACTTCTCCTTTGTTCAGTTCTACGACTACACCAAGGTCCTGGGTCGTAAGGTCAAGCACCTAGCCAACTACCACTTGACCTTCAGCAAGGCTGACGGCAATGATTCGGATGTTGCAGATGCGCTCTTGCAAGGCATGTCAGTGGTTGCGGTCTACGACAAGATCCCCGCAGGCGTACCCAGTGCAGACGAAACTGATTTGCGCTTTTTGGACCCTAAGGGCATCATGCTTGGTTTGAAGGCCAAAGGTCGTGCAAAGAAGGACTACAGTGGCTTCGTAATCCGATTGACAGAAGTGGCTTAAGGCCTTATAATACTAACATACAGACACAATAAGGAGCGAAACTTATGAAACAAGATTACACCATGTACATCTACAAGACGGACCGTCGTAAGAAGACCGGTGAACGTCTTGTATCAACTACAGTTTGGCAAGACAGAGATGAAGCCAGCATGGCTCGCGAGTGCAAGGAAGTCAGCGGTCAGGGCTTTAGAGCAGAAGCGTTCCCCACAATGAAGACTGTGAAGAACTTGATGAGTGGCAAGGACATACAGATTCCACATGATACACCGCGCTCATGTGACCCATCCAGCGAACTCTATTGGAGCATGTAATGAGACTATTCGAAGTGACATTCAGCGTTGAAGGTGCGGACAGTAGCCTACAGTGGGTGACCACGCAGGTCACAGCATTCGATGACTTCAGGGCCAAGGCTATGATCCAAGCCCAGTACGGGTCCAGATGCACTATACATTCTTGCTATCTGCAAGGTTGACGCCCTGCCCAAAAGGCAGTATAATAAACACTTAAACACACTAAGGAGCGAACCTAATGTACAATATCATCAATAACCCAATTCCCTGTAGCGGTCTGTTTGCAACCCGCACACTAGCGGAGATTCAGGACTACATCGAGTGCATGCCAGTAGAGGCCAAGGCCACAGCATACCAAATCATGCAATTGACACTCAACGCCTGCAACCAGATCGTTGAAGACGAAATCCTAAGCAAAGAGGTGTTCGCACAATGATCGACGCTATCCTCTACGCATTCTACTACACCATGCCCTTGTGGATCTTCCTGGCGATCCTAGCCGTGGCCCTGTTCATTGAAGAAGGCATCATTGCTCACAACAGGAAGAAGCTGGTTGACAACCCCACGCTTTGGTAATATAATAACTACTTAAACAATAAGGAGCGAACTTAATGGATATCAAACAAGTCAACACCGCAATCATGTTGGGCACTTGGACAGACATCGAACTTCGTAGCATGATCGATGCGGTCAAATGGAACAGGGCTAACCTAGCCAAACAGATCAAACGTAGCATGTCAGTTGGCGATAACGTGGAGTTCACGTCCGGCAAGACCGGACGACTCACACGTGGCTTCGTTACCAAGATTGCCATTAAATATGTAACAGTCAACACCGGTCAGGGCCTCTGGAGAGTGCCTGCTAACATGTTAACCGTGGTTGACAAAGAGCTGGCTTGATCGTATAATATACACTTACACAAACAAATAAGGAGCGAAACTTATGATTACAGCAGAACAGATCCGTAGCGGTAAGACACTAGCAGAACAGGCAAGCATTGCCATGTACGACAAGATGGGCCGTAAGGATGCATTCGCATGTGGCTTTGCTTGGGTAGACGTGTTCGTTGATCGCACCAACTCTGCGCAGGCCAAAGAGCTGATTGCCGCAGGGTTCAAGAAGGACTACAAACCCAAATGCCTTAGCATGTGGAACCCAGGCAACCTGCCCGTGCAGAACATAGACATCAAAGAAGCGGGTGCAGATGCCTACGCAGAGTACCTCCGTGCATTGGGTTTGAATGCATACAGTGGTAGCAGATTGGACTAATTGCATACCAAAGGGCATTGACTATCAGTGCCCTTGACTATATAATTAATTCTTTAACAGCGTAACAAAGGAGCGATAGATGGCAAAGGTACATACAGCAATTAGTTTGGCTAAGGCCACAGCAGAATCCAAATCATTGGCACAAGAGCCCGTGAACAAAGTACTAACAGAAACAGATGAAGAGATCATGCAACGTTTGGCTGATCGCTTTGAGATTCTGGAAGACATGACCCGTGCAGTGAAAAAGGGCGATGTTAGATCAATGATCGTTACAGGCCCTCCAGGCGTGGGCAAGAGCTTTGGTGTAGAGAAAGTACTGAGCAAGCACGATGTGTTCGCTAACGTTGCACAAGACGGCAAGCTGAAGAAGTACGAAGTGGTCAAAGGCGCTATGAGTGCCATTGGCCTGTACAAGAAGCTGTACGAGTTCTCAGACAAGAAATCCATATTGGTGTTCGATGACTGTGACTCAGTACTGTTAGATGACTTGAGCTTGAACATTCTCAAAGCCGCACTGGATTCGGGCAAGAAGCGTATGATTTGCTGGAACACGGACAGCCGTAGCTTACAGCAAGAAGGCATGCCTAACTCATTCGAGTTCAAGGGTGGTGCGATCTTCATTACCAACATCAAGTTCGATCACGTGCGTAGCAAGAAGCTACGCGATCACCTTGAAGCATTAGAGTCACGCTGTCACTACTTGGACTTGACCATTGACACACAACGTGAGAAGCTGTTGCGTATCAAACAGGTAGTACGTGATGCGGGCATGTTGGATGCATACGATTTGACTGATGAAGCCAAGGCCGAGTGCGTGGAGTTTGTCAATGCCAACGCTGATCGTATGCGTGAGCTGAGCCTGCGTATGGTGCTCAAGGTAGCGGACATCCGAGTAAGTATGCCTGCCAAGTGGCGGGCTGTGGTAGAAGTAACGTGTATGCGCAACGCCTAAGGGCTAGCATGTATGCGGGTACAGCATAGCGCCGTAGAGTGCTAGCTGTACGTGTAGTAGACTGCCCAACGATTCGCTCCCGGCAAGCAGTCAGTAGGAAGAATCCAAGTCCAAACGGCAAGGGTTCTTGAAGCCCCAATATAAATCCGATTCGCTCCCGGTTGTTGGGGCTTTTTTTTGACCGACCGGTGGGGATATGGTATTTGAGGCAGGGTGGGGGTCGGGGCATATACATTTACAACTGTTGTTTTATAGCAACAGCGCATGCCTTTTTTCACCACCATAGGTGCAAAATCACCAGGGTGAATCTGTAAGTACTTCTTTATAATTTTTTGCGCGGGCCCAAACTGCGGAGCAAGGACCCATTTCGGGTCCTATTGTCTAGGTGTAATTCTAGGACCTTGTGCCCGTATACGTGCCAGTTCTTCATCTTCCCCACTGTTAAGTCCCGGACTATATGTTGCCAATGTAGCGGCAGCGCCACCTACTACTTTAACAGCACTCAACATGCTACGACCCAACTGACCCAAGATCCTACCTGTACTGCCCAGTATACCAGTGCTGGTCTTTTGTGCTAGAAACTCAGCAATGTCCTTTTCACTGTAGCCTAATAAGCGTCCTAACTGTGCATGAAACTCTGGACCCACTTTGCTTGTTGTGGCTGTTTGAAACAACTGTACTATCTGTTTAGCACCGTTTGGATCTTTACTAACAGCATAGCTAACACCACCGTTAAAGTCTTTAAATGAAGTCACTGTCCATTTAAACTTGTCTATATAAGGCTTCCATTTGGTCAACTCAGTATCAAACACTAACGCCGCAGGTTTTGTACCTTGGATCATCAATGCCAGCTCTTTGTTATTGTGTGGCCCTATTGTTTCTACAATTTCTATTATTCGCATATTATATTTATGAAGTAATTTCTCATACTGAATTAATCCCACATGCTACGAAAGCCATCCCTGGCGTGTATAGCTGTCCACGCTACTTCAGCAGTGAATTCAAAGTGATCTCTGATCTTACGCACAGTGGGATGTGCAGTTTTTGTCAACACTTGATCAAAGCAGGCCATGCCCATGTCCACATAGTAGCTACTGTTAATACCACGCTTGATCATCAACTCCGGAAATACAGCCCTAGTGAACCAGCATTCGTTACCCAAACTGATATACTGCTCAACAGTGCGCACAGTCATAAATTGTTCTGCATAACTGGGTTTTGGTTGCCAATTGGGTTTGGCCACATGATCTGCCAGTACCATAGTGCAGTAGTTAACTATGTCTTCTGGCAATTGCCAACCCTGTCGATCACAGCACTCAACCAATAGTTGACGTATCATGGGAGTGCTGGCTTCATGCATGTTTATATATGGATATTTAGATGGGGATTCCCCATGCTGAGGAACTGTTCTCACCCACACCAATCACACAGGCTGTTATATCAGTGTATTCGATCAAAGTCCACGCACCAGTAGTCAAGTTAACTGTCAGCACTGTGCTGGTACCTTGTTGCGGGTTACGCCCTTGCCATTGTGGAGTTTCTTTAAAGTCTTCTACTATTGTTTTGAACACCTTTTCAGTTGCATCACACACAACTGGCTTGTTTAGAGTACGTGGTTGTGCTGATAACGTGCCAGTAGCGGCTACAAATACACAAGCTGTTAATAAAGTCTTCATATGGTATTTATTAGTATAAATACACTATGGACGAATACTACTGCTTATCCCTTAACCCAGAGTTCCCTCAAGTGCTACAGTTTATACTAGCATGTAATCTCAAGCACTCTGTACACTTTAATCGCACACGCTTTTGGGTACCACACGGGCACATCAATACCCAATTTCAGCTACGCTTTGCTGACACATGCCCACGTTGCACACCCGAAGATAATACATTCCAATAGAGTAAAATCACCACCCTGTGGTGCGTAAGTACTGGTGTAATTTTTTTTGCGCAGTATTTTTTATGGGTTGTAAGACCCTTTTCTTATGACCAGTACAGCAAGTAGAGTGTTTTATGTTTGGCTTGTCTAAAAGCAATCACATTGGTAGTGTACTGCCAGTTTGTGTGGCCCACATACTGATCTAACCATGCATCTATGCTGAGAACATGATTGATCCAGTCGTTTTGACCGGGTGCGTTACTCCAGGATACCTGCACACAATGTGGGAACATGAGTTTATTTATAACTAGATAAACTGTTGGTTTTTATTGTGCTAGAAAATCTTTTACCGCTCGCTACTTCGTAGCTTAGTAAAATTTTTGCGCGCGCTTCGCGATATCAATATACTAGGCGGCGTCTCGATCGTAGTACTTGTAGTTAACTGTGGTCTCGTTGGTCTTGTGTACTGTGGCACCGTTCTTCATATGGAACTTACGAGCCATTTCAGTTGGGGGACTCAGCGTAACGATGCTTTTAATATCCTTGAACTCTGTGCGTAACCATTCCGCGGCCTGTCTCAGCAGTTCAGCACCGGCGCCCGGACTGTATGACCAAATGGTATAGAACACAGCCACATCATGTGTTTCAGCTAGATCAATAAGGTCTTGTTCATCTTTGGGGATATCACGTAGCCATTGCATACATGTGGCCGCCAGCACTTCTTCTCCGGCTTTCAATATCAGTATTTCCGCTAGATCGTTTACACGCTGTTCCAGGGGAATGTGTGGTCGCACTGGATCATCTTTGATGACCCGAACCTGTGGATCATTGATGTCGCGTATGTGGTACAGATGCATGATATTAAAAATTCCTTAGTGTTATTATATACGTACTTATCTCTTTGAGTCAAAAACTGCATTACAGCGAGATTATACGTCATCACTAGGAAGATTATTCAACAGTTCACGTAGTTTACTACTTTCAACTTGGGCACGTACTTTGGGTATGGGCACTAGACTGTTGGGATCCAATTCACCTGTAGCAGGATCAACTGTTTGACGATTCTTGATTGATGCCAACAAACTTGAACCTGCACTGGCGCTGGTACTGTTGCCATATGAGTCTTCTTGTTCACAGTCGCTGATACGCAAACTGTCCACATTGAACTCCAGATCAATTTTCATGCCCACACCACTGCTACTACGTGTTTTCATCAGTTGTATTTGATAACGTCCACGTTCACGCATTGCCCTTGATGTGAAGATACCAAACACATTATCCGCAGTTTGGATCTTGCTAAGTCCACCTGAGATATGACTGTGATCAAACTCAACTTCTTCAACAGCACCACGGTTCAACTGTGCGGCTGTGACAAATATACAGTTCTTTTCCACTGCTAGGTTACGTAATTCTTCTGACACATACTTGTCCTTGATAAACAAGTCTGCGGGGCTAATCTTCTTTGAGATTGGCATGAGCAAGTCCAAGTAGTCTACTAATAGTACATCTACTTTACGATCAGTCTTGATTTCATATTCTTTCAAGTATGATCGCAAGTCATTTGCGGTCTTCCCAGACGGCATATACTTGACTTGGAAGGTGCCCGACTTTTTGCCAATCACTTTCACCTTCATCTCGACATCATCTAGATGTTTAAAAATCTCTCTAGTCGGGATCCCTGTTAACATGCTGTCAACACGCATTGACACTAGTTCTTCACTAAGTTCTAATGTCAAGTACACCACATTCAAACCCTGCAATGCCCAATTACAACCCAAGTTAGCCAGAAACAAACTCTTGCCTGCGCCCGAGCCACCTGCAAAGATATTCAACTCTCCGCGGTTCATACCACCAAACAGTTTGTCATCTACACTCTTCCAGCCAGTGCTCAACTGTCCGTTCTTGTCTTTGATCTTGAGCAATCGAGCACGGGGATCTAGAAAGTAATCAGTGCCCATGTCCTTTTGCAATCCAACTTGCACTGCCTTCTTGACCAATTCTTCTACTGGGCCGTACTCACCTTTTTCCAACAGGTCAGCTGAAGCTAGAATAGCTTTCTCAAGACCTTTATGGCGGATGAATGTTTCAAAGTCTGCC